GGTAAATTTAATATGTCTTCTAATTTTTTTGTCATTTTTGTTATTTACGTGAGCCGTTATGGAATAATTGTTCTTCTGATACTACCCTGAATCTTATTTTTTGTTGTCTGGCATAGGCATTAGCGGCCTCCCATTTGGCTTGATTAATTATTACCTGTTTTTGTTTCATGGGGTTCCTGCCTGCACTTTCCATAGTAATTTGGTTTTTTGGTTTCACTTCAATTAATTCTGCGTGTTTCTTTCCTGTCTTATCAACATAGACAATAAAAAAATCCGGAACATAAATTGTATACTTTCCTGTTATAGGATGCCTGTAAGGAATCCTTATAGACTCACTTGCCCATTTGGCTACGTTAGGATGTTCATCACACAACCTCATAAAGGCCTGTTCCCAACTTGATCTATACATCGGTGTTTTGGTTCCTACGTATTTTTCTTGATTTTTTAGGATGTATCTTCCTTTAGCAAACTTCATATGCTATCCTATTATGTTACGTGATACAATATTTTTTGCTTTTTTATCTGACCTTGTTCCTAGCCTGCTTGATTTGAATCTATTTGCGTTTAGAATCATTTGAGTAACTTCGGTTAGTTTTAGATCATCTGCTTTTCCTAACTTATCTAAAACTTCCTGCGTATTAATTTCGTCTATCTTTGCCTGTTGACAAATTATAAATGCCAACTGCTCTGCAGGCATTCTTTCGAATCCTCTTTTTACAAAAAAAGCAATAGCGGCATCGTACTCACCAACGTTGAAAGAAAATGGATCAACATAGTTGTCTTCAGTTAATTTAGTAACTGATCTTTTTAAACTATCTTGTACCTTGCTAGGTAAATTTGAATATACATCTGCCATTATAAGTTAGCCTTTTCTGCCGCAATTGAAACGTCTTGTGTTGATCTGTTTATTCTTATATAACCTTCATTAACTAATTTTTTAATATTCGTGGATGCTTTAGATGTGTAAACAGTTTTGACAGAATCAGAAGAAGCATTGTATTCAATATTACTTTCTGCGACTGTTAATCCTTTTCTCGAACCAATATCTTTATAATACATACTGGCCGCAATCTCACTTTTTATTGTTGCATTAGATGATAATAAATTAAAACTTTCAGTTGCTGACAAATAATTTACTGTATCAATTGTAGGAGAGTTTACTACATTTGAACTATTTTTTCCGTCAATCAATCCTTTTGATCCTGCTATTGTGGCACCCGCCAACGCAGTGGCTACTACTGCATTTCCTATTGTGTAATCTCCAACTGGATTTGCTATTGTTCCTGCCGACTCACCCACTTTTTTAATTTCATCTTTTACTATTCCTTTTAATTCTTCTTTCACGGCACCTTTTTTATTTTTCATTCTCTTGGCTCTGTTGTAGGTGTTGATGCCTCCTAATATTGCTCCAAGATAATTTTGATTTTTTCCTGCACGTATCACTGATCCAATGCCGTCTAATATTCCACCTCTTCCAAATATAGAATCTGTACCTCTTGCAAGTGGATCCAAAGGAGAACGTTCGTGATCATAATGTAATGATGCAAACCCAGGCACACCATCATTTTTAACAAGTCCCGAACCATACACAACACCCTCGTATAATATTTGCATAGTGTTTGACATAACTCCTTGACCGTCTGCTTGGTCCAATGTATCGTGTGAGAATGATCCAATTATAGGATTTATTAAACCAATTGATGTAAATGTTTGTTTGTGTAACACAAAAATTTCAATACCTCTTATCATTGGTTCTTTTTTTTGCACTGCATTATCCATACCAAACTGTGTGTTAGTCAATTTGTCTGTTGGATCATACAATGTATCTTTATCTCTTGTTTTTAGATTCATATCGTGTACAAGAGGATCAGCGATCATATATTCATAATATTGTTTCCAAAATGCATTGACGGTATTTGCATAATCATCATGGAAAGTTACATTAATTGGTTCGTAACCAATTTTAGTACCAATGTAAGTTTTTTTATTGTATTGTATTTTTTCATCAATATTAAAATTATATTTTGGCAAATCGATTGCCTTTACTAACATATTCAATTCTATTTTTTCGTTGTTTTGTAAAAGTGCCGCACCCATGGCCGGCGCCATTGCAACGTCATTGATATCAAACACCACATGATATAAAAACTTATTTTTAGGTGCTAATCTAAAATTGTCATCAAGGTAAAGTCTAGAGGCGTGACGGAAATCTTTCATTCCCGGAAGTCCGTCCGTAAATCCTTGTAAAAAATTATTAATGCTAGGCATACTTTGTATTTATAGTCATAAAAAAAGCGCCTATAATGACGCTTTTTTTAATAGTTTTGAAGGAAATTATTATTGTCCACCACCAGTAGCAAGTGTACCTAATGTTCTTGTTACTGCTGATCCAATTCCAGTACCTTGCGGTGTTTGTATTGCGTTGTCATATCTAATGTTCAACGTGATACTTGCAGGTTCTGAAGTGTTGTATGCTAATGAGTTGTAGTTTACAGACTCAATATATGCACCATATAATTCAAATGTTTCTAACACATTTGGAGTTGATGATCCTTGACCACCATCTAAAATTTCAGTTCTAGCAGTAAATTTGTAATCTATACCAGATGCCGCTGATGCTTGTTCAAAGAAATCAAACTGTTTCTGAATTTGCTCACCAACCAATTTAGAAACTGCGTTGTTCACGTCATCTCTAATGTTAAGTGTGATAGGCTCCCAAGTGTGTTTACCTGCCATGTATACTCTTGAGTTGTATACATCAAGTGTTACTTGGTCAAAAGATAAGTTAGGTCTTGAAACATCTATAACTTGTTTTGTTAATTCTGATCTTGGAGTTGATACACCAAAGTTTTCCAAAATTACTCTAAAACGATATTGTAATTTTGGCATTAACAAACCTTGTGACACTGCACTCTGGTCGTTTGCTAAAGGTACTGTAAATTTTGATAGTGTTGATATTGCCATGTGTTTCTCCTATTTATTCAAAAATTAGTTCCCTAATTTTGCTATTTCTCCTGTGTTTTTAATTCTTAATGGTATGTAAATAAATTCAACTGATTTAACTGGTTCAATTGCTATATCAACATACAATTCATTTCTGTCTATTCTAGTTGCAGTATTGTTTGTTTCGTCACAAACAACTAAGAAGTCATATAAAGCTCTTTGACCCGCTAACTCTAATAAGAATGATTCAATCGCTCCTTTGATCTCATTTCTTGTTAAAGTATCATTTGGTTCAAAGATAAACGGTTTCGCTATGCTTTCTAATTGTGATCTTAGATACACTGTTAATCTAGAAACGTTAATTCTGTCAAGTGCTGATGTGTAACTTGACGCAACTTTTGTTAAGTTACCAAAGTTCATTATACCTGCACCTGAGAAGAAAGTAATTGGATTTACTTTTGCTGTGTGCATCGCATCTCTCATACCTTCTGTAACTGATATTGATTCAAACTCACCTGTATCTGCTTTAATGTATCCAACTGCTGTAGAGTTGTCAACAATACCTCTTCTTGTACCTGCTGGTGCAAACCAAGGGAAAGCAACGTTATCGTTGTTTGCTAATACTCTCATCATCATGTGTGATGGTGGTACAACAATTGAGTTTCCTGAGTTATCAGTTGATTTTCCTGATGGGTAAAATACTCCCAAGTATTCTGAATTTGAAACTAAACCATCTTCACCGTTGTCATCTGCTGACGCTGTGTTGTTAGACCAGTTAGAAACTGCTGTTGCGTTTCCATCCAATCTAAATGGTGTGTCACCTACTACAAATGCAGTGTAGTTTCTGTCAGCATTTAAGTTCAACATATTTGCTATTGCTTCTGGATATCCAGGAGCGGCAATCACGTTAAATCCTCTTTGATCTTCTCTGATTGCTTGGTTAGTGTCAATTTCAGATTTGATCTGTGCTGTAATAACTTTTCTTTGTGCTTTTCTTCCAAAAGATCCTGAACCGTCTGCGTTGTTAGCCGATTTAGTTACCCATCTGTCTGCGTAGTAAGATGATACTGATTCGTTATTGTATCTTAAGTTACCTAAACCTGTAGATCCTGAACCTGGGTATTTTGTAGTTGAAATGTAAGTGTTTTTGTATTCTTTTACATTGTAACCACTTCTTCTTGTATTCCATAATAAAATTGATTTAGGATACAACGCTGGATTTGGTGCATCTGGATCTAAGAAAGAATCACTTAATAAATCTTTAATAGAACTTGGTGTACCTGCTCCGCCTGTTCCTGCTGAATCAAATCTATCAGCCGCTGTGTGGTATCTTGCATCTGCAAAAACTACACCATTTTCTGTAGTTTGGTCTGCATTATCAACTAATTCCCAAGCCGCACCAGTTGTTGTAACTGCTACACCTGAAGTTGAATTTGATATTGTTGCAGATGTGTTGTATTTGTAAAGTTTTGGAAAGTTTTCTAAATCACTTGTATCAATCCATAAGTCTTCATCAACAAGTGCCGAACCATCTGATTGTGTAGTTGGTGCACTTGCAGAAAATTGAGGACCATTTGGATCTGTTGAACTGTAAACTTCAACATA